TACTAGCCTTATTTAGTTTTTTGCTTCAGGTAATCCTTTTTCAATCGCTGTTTTTAAAGCATCACCTAAAGTTTGTAAATTTTCAAATGTTATAGCTTTTCTAAATAATTTTATATCATTATTAAATTCATTTTTCTCTTTTAATAAAAACCAAGCCATATCTAAACCAACTGTTACTAATTTTTTAGTTAAAACTTCGTCTAATTGATCCATAGAAACATTATATTTAGATTCTAAATATGCTAATGTTTCTAACGAAAATCTATCTAAAGTTAACTCAGAAGATAAAATTTCAGTTTTACCTTCTGAGTTTTTATATTCTACAGAAATATTAAATTTACTTCCTATTTGTTCACTTAAAACTTCATATAATTTCATTTTTACTACCTCCTATGATAGGTCTATAATTTCATCATAACGCTTATAAGAAAAGCCTAAAGTATTATCAAATAATGCTTTTACTGTTATTTCTACTTCTGACCATTCTTTAGCACTCATATCACCTGGAATAGAATTAAATTTACAACGTGGATATCTATCTATAAAATATTCTTCATTAGATTTCTTTTGAGATACAAGCCACATGTCAAATTCTATAGGTATTGGATTTTCAGGCATTATATATTCATAATAGCCTTCATTCGGTGTTCTAACTTCAAAAGTTGCAACATCTCCAGTAGTCATTGCAATAGCACCAGTACTACCTGTTAATTTAACACCGATATTTGGTATTTCTGTAACAGTTGAAGCAGTAATTGTTAATGCAGTATCTGTAATTTTTAAATCATCAGATTCATAATCTATATCATTACCTCTTAAAAAGTCGTTATCTTGTAATGCATAAACATCAACAGTAGTTGCACTTACACATTTTACAAAATACTTACCTCTTTTTAAATCAGTAACTGCTGTAGCCCCTGTTGAAAGAGCTGCAGAAGCAATACCTGTACCTGAAGCCTGTACACTTGTCCCATATTCATTTGTTAATGTTGAAATATTACCACTTGCTTCTGATGAAATAACTCCGGTTTTTGTAAAACCAGCTAAATCATACAAAAATGGTTTAAACTCAGCAATAGTCAACGAAACTTCTGCAGAAATATTACCGTCTAAACTATCCCATGGATTTGGATTAGAGCCACCATAAAGATCTACTTGTTCCCTATCAAAAGAAGGGTCAGCGCCATTAATAACTCTAATCATACCATAAGGCATTTTAGTAGTTCTATTAACTGCAATCATTTTAGAAATTCCTGCCGATGTTCTTGGTTTATATTGTGACATTATTTACTCCTTTCTATAATTTTTTCTGTTATTAAAGGTACTTCCCAAAACTTATCAATTTCACTATAAGTTTCACCTTTAATAATGTTAATTTTTTTACCGTTATGTTGCGCTTTATAATTACCTTTAGCAACAAACTTCTTAATAAATTTAGATTCTACTTTTAAATTTTCCATAATACCTCCTTATGAAATAGTTACATCAACATCAAAATAAACAGCAGACATTTGATACATAACTCCATTTGGTGATGTTATAACTTCCTCTTTTGAGTTTTTGTATATAACTTTATGAGATATATATCTTTTGACAAATTCTTTTGTTATAATTTGTTTTATAATTCGATTATACCGTTTTTTAACTGTATAAAAATTATTATCTGCTTCCATATCATCAGCTATAATAACTGTTATTCCTAAGGTATACGTTTCTATAGCATCAAATGAAGGATTCAAAGACTTTACAATAGGGTCTGAAGCATTAAACAACAAAAATGAAATTTTATAAGGTGGAAAATCGTCTAATGCATCTAAATAAAATGCATTATTATCTACAGGCCACCCAGATAAAATATTATCACCTTTTTCAGTATTCATGTATCCAATATAAATTGGAATATGCTCTTTAAACTTTGATAACATATCAATCATTAATGCTTCTATATCTTTAAACATTTGTTAATTCTACCTTGCTTAATTTTGTTAAGTGCTGTCTAGCATAATTATGCCATCTGATTATTCGTTTCTGACTTCCAATAAATATTGGATTTCTAATAGGTAATTCAGTTGTCTCAGTACCGCCTGTACGCCATTTTACAGAATCAGATTTACCAGTAGCATGTTGAATTGCTCTTTCATTAGCAGTTCCTAATTCTAACGTCTTTTTTCCTTCATTATGAATTGCATCAGGAGATTCATAATGAGTCAAGTGCCATTCCATAACTCCTGTTGCCTTTAATATAGGTAAATTAGGACCATATTTTTTTTCTTTAAGTCTAGCATAAATTTCAGTTAATGGTTGAAAACTTCTTTGCCCAAAACTTCCTTTACCAAAAACCTCTTGCTTGTTAGTTCTAAAAAAGTCTTTTGATATCTTCTTATACAAAGGAGATAGATTATTTGTTTTCTTTCTCAATTGTGCTAAAATATTTCTAAAACCTTTTAGTGTTCCTAATTTACCTTTAGGACCATGATATGCCCTATATTTTAACGTTACAGTTTCATTAGCTGCTAAATCTACTTCTCCATCTAATTCAGAAACTTGTATTTCTCCTAAACTAGACTTTTGAAAACCTGCAGAAATTTTTTCTTCTACAAATAAATCAGAATATTCTGCAAATCTAGTAGCTTCTTTAGCAAAATCTAAAGAAATGTTACCTTTTTTAAAATCAGTGGCAAGATGAGAAATAAAATTATCTAAATTTTTACCATAAGTACTAGTAAAATTAGACACATAATTTTCTATACTTACCACTGATCAACACCTTTTTCAGCTACAGCTGAAATACTATTTGTGTAATTATAGTCACTAACATGTGTAATCGAACTAGCAGACGTATTTATTAAAACAATATCTCCATTTTTAAGCATTTCTATAGCTTCTGTAAAAGAATCAAATTTTATTGTTCTCGGGACGTTCGTATTCATTTTAGGAATAGTATAAACATTAGCTCCTCGTGTATAATTAACTTTGTCCCTAACATAAGCTTCACATATTTCTTTTAAAATAGCTAAATCATCTTCATCAGTTACAGGTACTATATAAATATCTTGTATAGCTCCATAAATTAAAGCTGTTGCATTACTAATCCAATTTTCTACCTGAGCAGTTGTTGGATCAGTAGTTGTTGAAAATGTTGTTTTAAAATACGCTTCTACTTCAGCTACTGTACATATCGGTGTATAACTAACCATTACTAATAACCTTCTCCTTGAGTAACAATAGTTGCTGTGACACTTGTACCTGTAGAGCCGTGACTAGAAGTGCCTGCTCGGACAAATCTATAAGCACCATCAATTTCTACAGTATAATTTCCGCTAGTAGCGCCTGTAGTAGTTGTAGAATCTAATTCAGTATACGTCCCAGTTGATGTTGTTGCATTAGAAGCTTCTACTAAAATCTCTACAGTTCCACCTGTAGAAGTATAAACAACTTGTACAGAACTTCGTTCAGTATTTTTATAGCTCAATGAAGTGCCATAACCAGAAGAAGTTACTGCGTCCAATAAAGTATGCGATGCATTAACTTTAACCATTTATTTGCTCCTTTCTTTAAAATCCATAAATGTTGCTATTTTTACTTTGAACAGCCATTAAAAGATACGCAGGTATATTTACTTGTATACCTAAACCATTTAAATAAGCTATCCAGTAATTAACACATTCTGTTTGTTCTGAATACTCTGATAAATCATGAGATATCCATAGTTCTATACCATACAAATTAACAATATCAACTTTTTTGTTACCTAATTTTTCTTGCAAAGCTACCATCGCAAAACACCAAGCAATTGAACTTGTAAAATAAGTTCCAGCTAGGCATCTTAATTCTTGAATAGGTAAACCTTCAGATTCAGCTATAGTTTCATTATTTTTTTCATCAAACATCTTTTCGCCTCTAAAACCATAAATTTTTCCTTTATAGTTTCTACAAAATTTTAAAAATTCTGCTTCTCCGACCAAAAGACTTCTAGATGCTTGAACCATTTCTTTCCAACCTTCTATAGCAAACCATACATCAACACGCGTACCATATTTCCAAGCATGATTAATAACCCAATTTTCTCCATAAATAGGTTTATACGCACCTAAAGATGGCGCTGTACCAATAATATTTACTATACGAGGTTGCTTAACTTCATTTAATATTTTTTTAGCCATTAGTTAACTCCTAACATAACTTTTTCTTCTTTAGTCATGTCTTTTTTAGCTTTAATAACTTTATACTCTAAAAGTTGATCAATCTGTGTTTGAGAACCAACAAATACAGAACCTTTTTTGTGATTTAAGATATTTCCTATAACTATGTAAGTTACATTCTTTGCAATAGGTTCAACAGAAACATCTTCACGATCAATAATTGTAATCTTTCCTGCAGCTTTATTTTTTGCTGCTTTTTTCTTAGCTTTTTCTTTCTTTTTTTCAGCTGCTAAGCGAGCTTTTTTAGCTGCAGGAGTTTCAATTATTTCTTCTTCAGATTCTTCTTCAGATTCTTCTTCAGATTCTTCTTCAGATTCTTCTTCAGATTCTTCTTCAGATTCTTCTTCAGATTTTTCTTCAGATTCTTCTACTTCATCAGCTTCAACAATTTCTGTATCTTCAGGAATTGTCTCATTTTCTGGAAGCATATTTTCCATAGAAACTTCAGGAGTTTCTTTTTTATTAATATCATCTAATAAACCCATTTTTAAGTCCTCCTTTATTTTAATTAAGCAACTGCACCAGCTATTAAATAACCTGCTGTTTCGTCAAGTAAAACATCATCATATTTTCCTTGTGAACGAACATAAGATGCATTTTTAGGATCAATAACATCCCAATCGTCTACTTCATGAGCATATTGTTCGAATTTATACCCTAAAGATAATTGGAATTTTCTTGGTTTTGGACTGGGATTAATATATGCAAATAACATATATTTACCCCAGATGTCACTTCTTGAAGAAGTAATACCAAGTTTTTTAGTTTCATACTGTGCACCACCAACAATAACTTTAGTAACACCAAGCGCTTTAGCTACTTCAGCTTCAGTTAATGAACGTACTGGAACTGTTCCATCAGGAGCAACACCATTAGTTCTTTTAATTTGTGGATGGTCTTGTAGATATGAAAATACAGTTTCACCCATAATACAAACATTAGGTTTTTTACCAATAGCTGCTCGAATTGTTTGTCTTGCTGTTCTTGCAGCACCAATTGGGTCACTATTTACAAAATCACTAAATTGATCTGCACCAGTTAAAGTAGTATAATTCGTAAAGTTAGATGTATTAAACAAAGCAGAAGCTAAAGCATATTCACGTCCGATCATGATACAAGTTTTTAAAAACTCAGTAAACATAATCTTAGCTTCTTCTTTACCTGCTCTCCAATCTTTATTATTCATTTCGTTACCGTCTTCTTCGGTAATAAGGATTTTCAACCCATTTTTTTCACACTTATAAGCAGTTGATTTGCTCATATCTACTTTAATTTCTGGGGTTTTAGTTCTACCAACAGTAATGGTATTATGAATCCTAAGAAAATCTTCAGCAGTTGTGCCTAAATCAATAATATCGCCTGTTTCTGAACCTACTGAAATAGTAGGAAATATCTGTTCTTGAATAAAATCCTGATCTTCAGGAACATAACCACGATAGACTTCAGTTAAAACAGGATTATTTTGTACACTAATATTATTTCCCATTTTTATAATCTCCTTTCTATATTATTTTTATGTTGTCACGTAGATTGGGTCTACAAAATTAACAACAACAATCTGATTAGCTGCATCAGAAGCTTCATCAACTTTTGCACGAGTATATTTACCAGAACCTACTCTTGCAGTTCCTTTACTTGCTGTACTAATCATTATATCATCTCCTACAGACGAAGAAGCATCTACTACTTTAAGCAAAGATTGTCCGCCAGGTACGGCCAACTCAGCATATTCATTAGCTTCTGGTTGATTTTGAAGAATATATACATTATATTCTTCACCATTTTGTGTATCTCCAGCTAATGCTACTTTATTAGCACCACTTTGATAAACAAAATGATATTGATAATCTGACATATCACTAGTAGTTAACATAGTAATTGTTTCACAAGGTTTTCTAATTGCCATTTTTTATTCTCCTTTCTTTAATTTTTATTTTTTTCTCTATAATATGCTACTGCTGCATCAGAAAAACTTAGACTTTTTTCTTCTGCTAATGCTTTAATTTCTGCTTTTTCTTTTTCTTTATCAGTGTCATCGCCATCATCTTCGTTGTCATTTGCAGAATTACTTTCTTGCGTAGTTTTTACAATAGATTGTAAATTAGCGCAAAATTCTTTAGCATCTTCGAATTTCATATTAGAAAACATAATCCGATAACCTTCATTCAGCTTTTGAGTAGATTTTTTATCTTCTATTAAGCTATTTAATAGCTCTTCAATCTTCTCATTAGCGTATGCATTTTCTAAATCTTCTTTCTCCTGTTCTAAAGTAGCAATCTTAGCATCACGATCAGCAATCGATGTCTTTAGATTAGAAATTTCAGAAATTTGTGCATCTATATCAATATTATGCTTTTCTTTCAATTCATTTTTTAATTCGTTTAATCCCATCGCTTTCTCTCCTTTCTTTTTATTATTACTAATAGAAGCTTTTACCTGGTTTAATAAGCTTCTACTATTTAAAGGTTTATTGGCCATTGCCATTGCAATTGCGCCATCTCGACTTGTTCCTTTAAAAGAATTGACAAAATCTTTAATACTATTATCATAATAAATATTTTTGTCTTCATCTTCTTCAGGTTCATCTATAATTTCATCTACTAGCCCATATTCTAATGCAGTTTTTGCATCTAAATAAGAATCTTTTTCAAAAACTTCTCGCATTCGTTCTTCAGATAAATTACTACGATTTAATAGCATAGTAAACAATTTATTGTTAAGGTCTCTAACTTCTTGCATCTCATTTTCTAAATCTTTAGTTTTTCCCCACATTATAGTTGAAACTTCATGAATCATAAGTTTTGAATTTTCTCCTATATAACGTTTATTACCTAAAGAAAATAAAACAGCTCCACAAGAAGCAGCAATTCCTAAACAAACAGTATTTATTTTTGATTTTAGATTTTCAACTGTGTCTATAATAGATAATAAAGCATAAACTGCTCCACCATAAGAATTAATAACTAAATAAATATCATCGTTAGATTGAGAATCTAAATCTAATAATTGTGTTATCAAATCTTCAGCAGTTTCTTGCCAAAATTGGTCAAATAAATATACAGTTCTATTTAAATTCATGTCAGATAATTTAAAACTCACTATTCACCTCCTCTTTTATTTTGGATTTCAGACTTTATACTTCTCATATTCATTGCATACGTAAGAAAATTTCCTTCATTTTTAAAAAATTTATCTACATCTGTTTGGCTTTCTTTTGGATAAAAAAATTTTCCCTTTTTACCAAATTTTGTTTTTAATACTTCTACTTCTAAAGGTACGCCTTTAGTTCGTAAATAAGCAGCTGTAGCTAAATCTTTTGTAAAAAACCTTTCTTCTTGTAAATTTTCTTTATGCATATTATTCATCTCCTTCATCTATATTAGGTTCTGGATTATTTTGTTCATTAGGATTAGCTTTATCTTCTTCATCCTGATCAGCTTTATAATCTGGAACCATGTCTTGCTTCCTAGAAGATTCAAAATCTTTTTCTGGAAGATCAAGTTCATCTCTTACGTATTTCTCTAATCTATCGTCAGGCTCAATTATATTAGAAGTTGCATAACCACGAGTAACTTCCATAATTTTTTTAGCGTCATTTCTTCGAATTCCGCTAACTGACATATCCAATCTTATTTCAGGCTCACCAAAATTCATTACATAACCTTTATGTGCTAAATTACTAAGTATTTCAGCTACATGTTCAGCAATAAATAGCAAACTATTCAAATATAACTCCATCTGGCCTTCATTTTGCGCATTACCACCAGATTTCGCAGTACCAATAGCTAAAAAGCCTGCTAGAATACTATCTAACATTGCTTGATCTTCGCGTTTTATTGAACGATCAATAGCTTCACTATTGTATGAGCCGTCTTCAATTCTAAAACCTTCATCTTTTAGTCTATCACTAAAAATCATATATGCTTTTTGATGTGACGTATAAGCTTGTAAAACACCTTCTAATTTTGCTAATTCTGTAGCATTATTAAAATAAGATGCTGGTACAAATGCGATTGGAGTACCAATTGCCATTCGCTCATTACCTATCATATCTAACTTAAGATATAATTCTTTCCGTATATACGGTCCATATGCAGCTCTAAGTATACTAATACCTTCAAAATTATTACCTTCTCTTTGATTTGTAAAAATTATTAAATCTTTTCCATCAATCCACTTACTTATAAATTTAGCATTAGTAGAGACGCGTTGATAAATTCTTTTAACTTTGTTTTCTACAATATCCCATTTGTCAATAGTCGATTGCTTTATGAATCCCATATTGGCTAAAGTAAAGATTTTACCAAATAACGCGTCGTCTACAAGCTTGAAGTAAGGTTCAAATATAGTAAAACCAAATAATGGATATGTTAATATCTCATCTAAAATATTTTGCCATGTTTGATCGGCCCATTGTTTATAAAAATTATTTTTATATGTAATTTGATGAATCTGTTGTGGATCATTCTCATCTTTTGCTAAAAATCTAAATTTACCACCTTTAATCGGTGCTGTGAGGACATTTTCCATCCGTTTAACTTGATAGTCCTGCCTACGCATTTTATTATACGCAGTATATGTATTTATAGGAGTGTTTAACGTACTTAAATAGTCTTCATAAATTTTTTGACCTTGGATATTAGTTCCAGGATCAGACATTCTTTCAGTTGTTAGGGCTTCATCTTTTTTCTCTTCAACCATCAGTATACTAACTCCTTACTAGTTATTGTTTGTGCCTCTTTAGAAGCGTCCATCACAACTAAAGTTGCTGCTACATTAGTACCTTTTCCAACTGTTCCAGGAACTAATGTTATATCATTACCTCTTAACACTCTTAAATAATTACCTATTATTGCAGATTCTGCTTCATCTGGAGAATATCCAAGTCTTCGTTTTATGACTTTTTTACTCTCTATAGCTATATATTTCTCTTCTTCCATATATTTAAGAGCCATACTTTGCTTTTGCAGTTCATAATTATTAATAATCTCAATATTTTTATTTTGTATAGATAACCTATACAACCAGTGCGCTTCGGCACGTTTATTCCTAAAATTAAAATTCTCTAAGCCCACATCATCGATGTCTCCAGGGCTTTCACTACTCTTAAACACCTCTATATAGAATTGTTTATCCATACACAGGTCTATAAGACTAGCTCCTAATCCTATACCATCACACATTGTATTATAATCTGGTATTTTAAACTCTTCACATCGTTTCAGCAAAATATCCCTCAATGGATTACAAGTCTCATATTTATATCGTTCTTGCCAAAGTAATGCTGACTCATCATAATAACTAAATGTGCTATGATCATCTCCCTCTCTTGCCACATCAACACCAATATATTTAGGAACTCGCTCAACAGGAAAATCTTCTACTATCACATCCTTATACCATAAAAACGGTACCAATTGATTCGGATCACCTGCAAAATCCCAGTTACCTTTCACATATCGTTGATATTCTGCTTCTGGTAAATTCTCTAGTCCTTCTAAATACTCTTTCAGATTATGCGGATTATCATGCGGCAGTGCTTGTTTGAAAAAGAACGGTGCTTTAAGTTCTCCTCTTGACCACGGATCATAAAATGTATCCTTAACCCAATTTATATCTGGATTACAG